GGTTCTGACATCGTTCTTTACTCGTAATAAATCAAATGTCTAACAATAAAGGGGTGGGTAAGCCGATGAGCCTGCCTACCCTTTTTTAATTTATAAAACTATGGCTTGTTCAGTTTCAAACGGAAGAGCGTTACCTTGCAAAAGTGCGGTAGGTGGTCTGAAAAACATTTATTTTGCCCCCTATACAACTACCACAGCTGCCCTTACGGATAGTAGTGGTACAATCACTTTGGATGATAGTGTTTCTTTCTACAAATACGAAATCAAAGGCAATTCATCTTTGGAAACTGCCATCAACTCTTCGAGAGAAAATGGTACTACCTTTTATGAATCAACTTTGAACGTAACATTTACATTTTTAGATGTAGCAACACAAGAGCAGATTAAACTTTTAGCACACGGAAGACCACAGATTGTAGTAGAAGATTACAATGGCAATGGCTTCTTGGTTGGTAAAGATCACGGTGCGGAAGTAACAGGTGGTACTGTTGTTACAGGTGCTGCTATGGGGGATTTGAGTGGGTTTACGCTTACTCTTACAGCGCAGGAAACTGCACCACCATTCTTTGTGGCTACACTACCAACTGATGATTCTTCTTCCCCTATTAACCCTACTCCCTAATTTGTAGGTTTAGTAACTAATTAGTATATTAGCGAAGAAGTTTTTTCATTTTGAGGTTAAGTTAGTTGAGGGGGTTTTATGCCCCCTTTTCTTTTACGCAAAATTTAAACTTTATACGATATATAGGTATGACATATACATCTACATTTAGCGATACGCACAAAGAGTATGTATGTGATGTAAGTTCAGCTTTTGATTATGTAGAGTTTAAATATGTCGAAAGCACAAAGGATAAAAAACACTTGTTATGCACATACTAACTACATCAGCAGGGCAGTCAGGAACAATCAAGGTTGTATTAAGAAGTAGTGTTGCATTATCAGCAAGAATATCCCTTTATGACAAATCAAGCGGAAGTGAATTGGTTGCAAATCCTGATGCTACTAATATTACAGAATCAAAAGGAATAACAACTATTCAGTTTTCATTTGAACAAGATTTAGTTGAGGGTAGATTTTATTCTTTAACAATAGAAAATTTTGCACAAACTTATACTTATTATAAGGGTTTAGTTTTTTGCACAGACCAAACTATTGACCAAGATACTAACAACTACTATTCTGTAAACGATGGGGAATATGTAAGTGAAACAAGCTACGATAACGACTATATTATATTATGAACAACGATTTAAGGATTGTCAATTTAAGCACATACACAAGCCCATCCGTAAAGGAAGTAAAGGGTCAGGAATTTGTGTCTTATGGGGATGACAACAACTACTTTCAATATCTTATAGACAGATACAACGGAAGCCCAACAAACAACGCTATCATAAATGGTATAAGCGAGATGATTTATGGTAAGGGATTGGATGCTACTGATTCTAACCGTAAGCCTGATGCTTATGCACAAATGATGACCTTATTCACACCTGATTGCACAAGAAAGGTAGTGTACGATCTAAAACTTATGGGTCAATGTGCGTTGCAAGTTATCTACTCAAAGGATAGAAGTAAGATTGTAAAACTTGAACACATACCTGTTGAAACATTAAGAGCAGAGAAGTGCAACGACAAAGGCGAAATAGAAGCCTACTTTTACCATTACGATTGGGCTAAATACAAGCGTTCTGATGACCTTAAAAGAATACCTGCGTTTGGTTATTCAAAAGAGGGGTTAGAAATCCTTTACATAAAGCCTTATCGTGCAGGATTTAAGTATTATTCCCCTGTTGACTATCAAGGTGGCACACAATACGCAGAGTTAGAGGAAGAAATAAGCAACTACCATTTAAATAACATAATGAATGGGTTAGCCCCATCTATGCTTATCAATATGAACAATGGTACACCTGACCCTGAACAAAGGGAACTTATTGAAAGACGTATCTATGAGAAGTTTAGTGGGTCAAGCAATGCAGGTAAGTTTATACTATCGTTTAACGACAATGCAGAAACAGCTGCTACAATCGAGCCAATACAACTATCTGATGCTCACAACCAATATCAGTTTTTAAGCGATGAGAGTTCACGTAAGATACTCGTTTCGCACAGGGTAGTAAGTCCTATGCTTTTAGGAATTAAAGACAACACAGGGCTTGGAAACAACGCAGACGAGTTAAAGACAGCTACTATCCTTATGGACAATACAGTTATCAGACCATTTCAGCGTTTGCTAATAGAAAACTTTGACAAGATATTAGCATATAACAATATCTCACTTAATCTATACTTTAAGACCTTACAACCTTTAGAGTTTACCGACCTTGACAACGTAGAAGATTCTGAAACACGTGAGGAAGAAACAGGGGTTAAAATGAGTTCTGATGTTGACAAATTTATAGACACCGAGATAGCTGATGCGCTTATTGACTTGGGTCAAGACGAAGAAGAACTATTAAAGGACTTTGACCTTATAGACGAAGCAGAGGTTGACTACGAATTAGAAGACGAGCAAGACCAAAAGATTAAGGAACTAAACGAGCAGGTAGAACTTGCAAGTACAGGAAGTGCAAAGCCTTATAGCGAGAGTGATCAAGATGGTAAGTCAAAACAAAAGGGTCAAGAGGACACTATATTTTTAGTAAGATATATGTACAACCCACAAAAGACAAGTCCTAACTCACGAGAGTTCTGCAATAAAATGATAAGTGCTAAAAAGGTCTATCGTAAAGAGGATATTAAGTCAATGGAAACAAGAGTTGTCAATGCAGGGTTTGGCAAGGGTGGTTCTGATACTTATTCTATTTGGCTATACAAAGGTGGTGCGAGATGTCAACACAAATGGTTCAGACGTATCTACGCACGTAAAGAGGGGTCTAAAAGTTTAGGCGATGTTATTAGTACAACAGAAGCAAAAAGCAAAGGGTTTAAGCCTGAAACTAATGCACAGAAAGTACCTGTTGCCCCTAAAGATATGAAGTATAAAGGTTATACAGCTGCTTATTGGAAAAAAATGGGATTTAAAAACTAATTATGGCAACAGCACTATTCATATCACGCACAGACCTTGTTAAGAACAGCATCATTGATGGGAATGTTGACACGGATAAGTTTATTCAGTTCATAAAGATTGCCCAACAGATACAAGTTCAAAACTATTTAGGTACGGACTTATACAACAAGATAAGCGCAGACATAATAGCAGGTACGCTATCAGGCGATTATTTAGATCTTGTAAATGACTATGTACAGCCAATGCTTATATGGTACGCACAAGTAGAGTATTTGCCTTATGCTGCTTATCAAGTAAAGAATGGTGGAGTGTTTAAGCACACTTCCGAAAACGCAGAGAGTGTAAGTAAATCAGAGGTTGATTATCTTGTGAATAAAGCAAGAAACACAGCGGAATATTACACAAAGAGGTTTATAGATTATATGACCTTTAACAACAATCTATTCCCTGAATACAATTCAAACTCTGATTCGGATGTTTATCCTGATAATGATGCAACTTTTAACGGATGGGTACTTTAGGATATAAACCAAAAGATAAGAACATAACCAAATTAAAAAAATATATAAATGGGTTGGGGAACGATAACAAACAACATAGGACACGGAACGATATACAACGAAAGTTGGACAGGGGAGTATAAGTTCGTTACTATCGTAGGAGATGGGAATGATATGTACAAACGCATAACTGACGATAGTGGTTCTATGGAAGCCAATGCCTGTTTAGTAAACACATTTAATAATACGATATGAGTTTATACGATAAAGCAAGTTTAGTACAAATACCAAGCGGAACTAAAGACGGTACACTATATTCCGTTTTACCTGCTAATGGCAATGGCGATTTTACACACGTTAGAGCAAGTTCAGCCACAAGAGTAAACAAAGATGGACTGATTGAAAGTGTTGCAAGTGGTGTACCGAGATTGGACTACCCTTTGTTAGATGGAGTGGTACAGGATTGTCCTGCTTTACTATTAGAGCCGAGTAGGACTAATCAACATTTAAGTAGTGAAGATTTTTCAGGTTATGCAGGTGCTAATTTTACTGTTGTTCCTAATGATGCTACTTCGCCTGATGGAAATGTAAGTGCTGATTTTATAAAAGAAAATAGTGGTGTAAATCAAAAATACTTTTACAAAGACAGCAGCATTACAAGTGGATTGGAATATACACAAAGCATATTTATTAAATCAAATGGAACGAGATATTTTCAAATCACAGGAAGTACAGGGTTTGATACAGGAATGAGAGTAAACTTTGATTTAGAAGTAGGCGAAATAACTCTAAATGTAAACGCAAATGATGCAAGTATAATTGAATATCCTGATGGGTGGTATAGAGTTTCTGTAACAGATACAGCTACTACTACAACAACAGGTCGTATGGTGTATGCGTTAATAGGTAGTGCTGACGCAGGTCGTTTAGCATCTTATAGCGGTGTTACAACTGAAGGTGTTTATGCTTGGGGTGCTATGCTTGAAGTAGGCGATTATCCAACATCCTACATACCCACTACAACTGCCTCTGTAACTCGTTCAGCCGATGTATGCAATGGCGCAGGAACAAGTGCAGAGTTTAACGATACTGAAAGTAGTTGGTTTGTTGAATTACAGGGTTTAGCGGAAGATAACACGAATAAATATATATCAATATCTGATGGTGGTGGTTCGCCTTATACAAACTCTTTATCTATTCAATATAGAAATAACGGAACTTTAAGGATTTTTCACAATGGATTAGATTTTGCTGATGCCATATTTGTTGGTGGTTCAAGTTTTGATTTGACCGAAAACCACAAGATAGCTATTAGATTTAAAGAAAATGATATGGCTGTTTACATTGATGGTGTTTCTCAATCTTTAAGTGGTTCGTTTGTTTATCAATCAATTAGCGGTTTAAATACATTAAGGTTTGAACAACCAAATGCAGGTAATGCTTTTTACGGAAAAGTAAAACAACTAATGGTATTTAACGAAGCACTAACAGATGCTGAATTAGCAACTTTAACAAGTTAAGAAAATGGGATATTTATTCAAAAAGTATGAGTTCGACTCACAAGAGCAAGCAGAGAGCAAAATAGCAGCTTTGCCACACGAAACAGACGAAGATGGAAACGAGTACCCAACTCACAGCCATACTGTCGTTAAACTTGGTTATCTACCTATTACCGAGCCTACATTTGATGATGAGGGCAACGTAGTAACAGAAGGCGAATATAGCACCAAGTATTCTGTTGATGCGTTGTGGTCAGGTTTAGACGAAAGCCCTTATGGGTGGAAGTCCTACGAAATCTCTGTTGAGGGCAACGGAGTTCATACATTCGCAGGTTGGTCTTTTAGTTAATGAGATATGGACACTACGAGCTTCAAAGTATATGCGATGAACTTGTCAGCGATGACAATATCTACAATTGA